TCACCCCATCCTTTCCGGGAACGCAAAGCGTCCGGCCAGCCGCCGAGCCCATGGCGCGCTGAACGCGCTCTCCACCACGCCGTGCCCCGTATACGCATGCACAAAGCGCGGGGCCCGGCCGACCTGCGTCGCAATCCCCAGATGCTTGGCCACGGCACCCTCCCGCATGCGGAAGAGAAGAACGTCCCCCGGTGCGTCGGCAGCGGATGGCACCATCCAGCGCAGAGCAGCAGCGAGGAGCAGCTCCTGCCCAGCCGCTTCACCCCAGTCCGGGGTGTAGGCGGGTGGCCGTTCGGGCTCGTGCCCGGAAACCGCGCGCCACACGCCCCGCACCAGACCCAGGCAGTCTGTGCCCGCACCGCGCAGCGATGCCTGATGGACATATGGCGTCCCGAGCCAGGCACGCGCCTCGGCGACGATCGTCGCCTGAAACGGCGTCACGAGTAGAGGCTCCCGCCGTCGTTGCGCCCTGCCGGGACCGGGTAGGAGGTGAGCCAGTCTTCCCCGGGAACGTGCGGGAAACCGCGAAAGTTCAGAAAGTTGCCAAACTTCAGCCGGCAGGTGTCCGATTGTCTGTCGCAACCGGCGTCGATCCGCAGAAGATCGCCCGGCTCCAGCGCGCCGATCCCCTGCCACAACTCCACCGTCCGCACCGTGCCCGTCAGGCGGTCGTTCTTGACCACGCCGACCGCACCCGCTGCCGCACCCGACAGCACTTGAAGGCGCCCGCGCTCGAACCAGCGGTCGTCGAAACCGGCGAGCCCGGTAAAGCTCAGCACGCGTCCGCCGGCAACGGCCTCCACCGGCACGGTGACGGCATAGCCGGGCTGGTCCAGATCGAACCCGCAGCCCGCATCCCCCAGAACAGCAGAGCACGTGCGCTGGATGGCCCGCCCCTGCGGTTGATTCAGGGCCTCGGTCAGGCCACGAAGTTCCGCCCGGAAGGCACCGCCCGACCGCGAGATTTCACCGAGCGTGCCGCGGAACTCCACTTCGCGAACCTCCGGATCGGTCCACACGACGCGCCAAACGGTCACTTCAGCCCCATCAAACTTGCCGTTTAACAGGTCCGCTTCCGTCACGGCCGTGTCGCTCAGGGCGCCGGCGGCTTCGGAGTTGTCGACGGCAAGTCCCGTCGTCTGCTGCACGGCCCGCGCCGAGAGGCCGGTGCCGGCCCGGAACGTGGTATCCAGGAACGTCAGATTGAGGTCATGATCTGTGAACCCGAACACGGTGCCGTCGCGCCGGGCGACGCGCCAGCACCGGCAGACGAACGTGGTACCACCACGCAGATGCTCCAGAAATGCGCTCATAGCCGCAACTCCACCACGGGGACATTCGGCACGTCGCCAGCCTTGAAGCTGGCGACGGAGGTGGCAATCCGGTCCGTGTCGAACCGCACCGGCACGTCGAACTCGAAGCCTGCGGTCAGAACCGCGCCGATTGCTGGCGCCGTCTGCAGCTTCAGAAGACCTGTGGTCACATCCACGTCAAAGTCGATGGTTTCGACAAGCGGTACGTCCGACAGCGCCACCCGGACGCTCCCTGCAACAGGCTTGGCGATCGGTCGCACATAGGTCTGCTCGCCCGACCGGTAGGTCTTGGCAAGCGGGAACTCCCGCCGCACCCCATCCCCGGTGCCGACGACCTGGTCCAGCGCCGTAACGGTCGCCGTTGCGGCGCAGCTGCGATAGTCCGCCCAGTCCTTCCAGCGGAACCCGAAGAGCTGCCCGCGCCGCGCCTCGAAGAAGGCGATCAGCGCCTCTACGTCCTCCAGGCTCCGCAAGCCCAGCCCAGCGTCATAGCGCCGGCGCGAATGGGCCCAGGGGCTGTTGCGCTCCTCGAACCCGTTGACCAGCGTGACGATCTCTGTCCGCCGTTCCGGCCCGCCGACCGAGCCGAAGCTCAGGCTCGCAGGAAACCGCACCTCGTGAAATCCCATTGGTCCCCTCACCGGTTCCGCTGCCCGCGCGACAGCGCGCGCGAGGCTTGTGCGGCGATCTGGCTCTGGCTGCGGCGAAAGCCGTCGACGTCCGGCGTGGTGATGTTCATCACCACGGTCACCGGCCGGGCCGCACCCCCGCCCTGCACGCCCAGCCGCCCGTCGGCGCCGCGCGCCAGCGGGAGGATCGCTTCCGGTCCCGCCTCGCCCATCAGCCCGGTGCCACCCCGCATCGGAAAGGCCGTTGCCCCGCTCACCACACCGCCCGAGGCAAACGGCACCACCCGTCCCTGCGTGAATGCCCCGCCCTTGGAAAAGGGCATCAGACCGGAGGTCAACGCATTGATCCCATTGGCCAGAAAGCCACCCAAGGCGCTCTGTACCGGCCGCAGGGCCACGTTGTAGACCGAGTTCACGATCGATTGACCCAGCCCCTTCAGTGCGTCCGACAGCCGCATCCCGTCGAACACGAGCCCGTCGAACGCTCGCCGCAGGCCGCCGCCGATACCCGTGGACAGGGTGTTCACCTCGCGCGAGGTGAACACCATGCTATCCCGCATCCGCGCCAGTTCACCCTCGAACCCCGCCACCACGCCTGTCGCCTGCCCGACCGCGATCTCCAGGCTCGCGATCTGCGCTTCGATCTCTTCAAGGTCAGCCATGGTCCCCACCTTTCCCCACTCGATCCGGATAGGCCGCCGCAAGTTCCTCGAGCCGCGCCCGCGTCAGCGGTGGCGCAGCCCCCTCCAGACCCAGCATCAGCCGCAGCTCCGCGGGCGTCAGCCGCCAGAACGCCTCGGGCGCAAGCTTCAGGCCCAAGAGCCCGGCCCGCATCAGCCCCGGCCAGTCGATTCCGCTCACGTCCCGAACGCCCGAACCAGAAGCTGCGCGGCAACCCGCGCCGCCTCCGCCGGACCGCCCCCGATGTCGACGGTGCGAAGGTCCTCGGCCGTTCCCTGCCAGCCGCCGCCCCGCAGTCCAGCGACGACGAGCGCGAGCACGTCCCGCGCCGAATACGCGCCGCGTTCGAAGCGCTCAACCATCTCCACCAGCGACCCGGTCGCGAGCGCCGCCTCCAACTCCGCCAGCGCCCCCAGCGTCAGCTTTGCGACATGCCGCTGCCCGTCGAGCAGCAGCGCCACCTCGCCCGCCCACGGGTTCGCCATCAGAGCGCCGTGAACGTGAGGACCCCGGCCGACGCCATGGTCATCTCGTAGGTCGCCTCGCCGTTGTGGCTGCCCGCATATTCCAGCGCCGTGATCTGGAACGGGCCCTGCACCACCCCGAACGACGGGATGACGACCTGGAACGCCGGCACCTCTCCGTCGAAGAAAATCTGCCGCGCCCGCGCATCGGTCGCCTCGTCGCGAAAGACGCCGGAGCCGGAGATCGTCGCCGATTTCACGCCCGCGCCAGCCAGCAACTCGCGCCAGCCTCCCTGGCTTTCCAGTGAGGTCACGTCCACGCTCTCGGCGTTGAAGCTGATGCGCTGCGCGCGTAGCCCAGCCACTGTCTCGAACAGACCGCCGCCGGTCATGTCCACCTTCACCAGCACATCCTTGCCGCTCTGCACCGCCATCTCGTCTCTCCGTTGAAGGCCCGCTCAGGGCGCGTCAGAGTGCCACCCGGGCACGGAATTCCATGTCGATCCGCCTTGCTTCACCCGCCTCAAGCCGCCGGGCGACCGCGCGGCGGAAGTGGAGCGCGACCAGCGCCCCGCGAGACAGGCTCAGAGACGCCCCGACCAGCCGGTCCGAGACCTTCACCGCCACAGCCTTGGCCGCGGCAAAACCCTCGGCATCGGTGATGACGCTCACCGTCAGCCGATGCTCCGACCCGCCGCCGGTCTGATCCGACCGGTCCAGCGCCTCCTCGGGACCAAGCAGGACGAAGGTCCCCTTCCCGCCACCCTTCGGCAGGGCATCGACCACCGGCACGCCCGCCAGTGCGGGGTCGGTTGCCAGCCGCTGGAAGATCGCGGCCTGCAGGGCCGCCGAACCGGCATAGCTCATTGCGGCTCCTCCTCCCGCGCGGTGCAGACCAGGTAGCGCCCGTCCGGATCGCGCTCCGTCACCGCCAGGATTGTGAAGGCGCGCGACCCGTCCCGGAACCGCTGCCCGGGAACAGGGCGCGACGGTGCACCGACCGCCGATCCCCGAACCGTGATGCGGAACGGGATCGTGGCCTGCAGAACCTCTTCGCCTTCGGTCTCGCGGCCCGACCCGGGCACTACGTCTGCCCAGTGCCGGCCCTGCACCGCCCAGGTCCGCACATATCCGCCCGACCCATCGGCGGCGTCGACGGCCGCTTCGAGCACCAGCCAGCGTCTTAACTTGGGGCGGCTCATGACTGTCCCCCGCCAAGCACCCGCACCGTGCGCCAGCGCGAGATCAGCGCGTTCACCGCAGCCGGGAACCCGCCGCCCTCGCGAAGACCGGCCTCATGGCGGGCCTCGTAGTATTCCGCCGCCAGCAGAAACACGGCCTGGCCCAGGTCCTTCGGCACCCCCGCCCAGGCTCCGAATCCGGCATCGAAGACGACCTCGGCGCGCCCGCCATCCGGCACCATCGGCAAGAGAAGCCCCTTCGCCGCCAGCTTCGGCCGGTGCGTGTCCTGCACCAGCCGGTAGCGCGACGGATCGACCGTGGTCACCGTGCCGGCCCCGTCCACCAGCGAGACGGAGATGACATCTGCCACCGGCGCGCAGGGCAAAGCCTGCGCATCGCGGTCGCGCCAGTCCTCCAGCGTCCAGAGAAAGCGACGCGTCACCAGCATCTTCGCCGTGCGTCCCTCCACTGCCGCGATCGCGGCGCGGAGATAGCCCTCCAGCAAGGCATCCTGAAACGTGTCGTCCGCAAACCCCGACCCCAGCCGCAGATGCGCCTTGAGCTCGGCCACCGGCAGCGCCGCGCCCGGCACCGCCGCCTGTTCCACCAGCATCATGTCCCTCTCCCTCCGCCGCATGGGCGCGCGCCCCCCGCACCGCTCGGTCGGAGGAGTGTGCTAGACGGCACGGGACGGGGTTGCCCCCGACGCGCGCCCACCGTCCCGGTCCCGGCGAACGCGGCCAGGACCGGAAGACTTGCCGCACTCAGGTGGTGGCAACCCGCAGCAGCTTGATCGCGGCAAAGTCGGTCACCTCACCGCCGACGCGCTTGGTGGCGTAGAACAGGACGTGCGGCTTGGCCGAGAACGGGTCGCGAAGGATGCGAAGGTCCGGGCGCTCGGCGATCGTGTAGCCCGCGCGGAAGTCGCCGAAAGCGATGGCAAACGCGTTGGCTGCGACGTCCGGCATGTCCTCGGCGATCAGCACGGGGTAACCCATCAGCCGCGGCGGTTCACCGGCCTGCAGCCCGTCCGACCACAGGAACCGGCCGTCCGCGTCCTTCATCTTTCGTACCGCACCTGCGGTCTTCGAGTTCATCACGAAGGTCGCGTTCGCGCGGTAGTCCGCACCCAGGGCGTAGACCAGGTTGACGATGCAGTCGGCCTGGTTCGTGGCAGGGAAGTCGGCCGCCGCACCCGTCGGCACATAGCCGAGGTTGCCCCAGGTCCAACTCGCGTTCGCCACCTTCGTGGGCAGCAGAATGCCCTTGGGCTTGTCCACCCCGTCCCCGTTGACGAAGGCCGCCGCCTCCGCGCGGATGAACCGCGTCGCGATCTTGCCCGCGAGCCAGCCCTCGACGTCGAAGGCCGAGTCGTCGAGGAGCCGCTGCGACGCCTTGGGCATCGCCGACAGTTCGTGCAGCTTGATCGAGATGCGCTCGATCAGCGGCGTCGCCGTCTCCGCCTGGCTACCGGTCTCGGTCGCCCAGCCCGAGCCCACTTCGGACCGGTCGATCAGCACGTCGAAAGAGCTGGCATCGACCTGCACGACCCCGGCGATGGAGCGGATAGACGAGGTGCCGACCATCATCGACCGGATCGTATCGGCGGTCTGCGGATCGATCAGGTAGCCGCCGTCGGCGGCGACAGTGGTCGAAAGCGCCTTGCCCTCCAGGGTCAGTCCGCGCAGCGCATCATCGGCGCCGGTGCGCAGGTAGGCATCGAAGGCCTTCTGGTGGGGAGCCTCGTGGTCGGCCTGGGCCGCCAGCGCGGGGCGCGCGTAGGTGGTCTTGGTCAGCATGGTCATGCGCTCATCCTGTTGTTTCAACGCCGTCTTCACTTCGCCCTGGAAAAGATTGAACTCCTTCAGGAATCCGGTCATTGCGGCCATCACGTCCGCCCCCGGATGCGGGCTTTCGGCGGGCAAGCCGCTCCCGGCCCGAGCCTTGCTCTCGGTCATCATTTCACCCTTCTGAGGATGGTTCGTGAGGCCGCGCTACCGCGCCGCCAATGCCCGGCGGGCGGCGTCCAGTGCCCCCGCCAGTTCGGCGAGGATGGGCAAGGGCACATCCCCCTTGGCCGCCACCCGCGCCTCCGGAAGCATGGGGAATGTCACCAGCGACACTTCCCACAGCTCCAGTTCCGTCAGTTTCCGCTCGCCCGGCGCGCCCTTCTCGGCCCTGACCGTCCGATAGCCGATCGACAGTCCGTCGATGGCCCCGGCCTTCAACAGCGCCGCCGCCTCCGCACCCTTGGCCACCTCGGTCAGGATGCGGCCCCTGACCCACAGGCCATGACCGTCCTCACGCACCTCGTCCCAGACGCCGATCGGCTCACGCGGGTCGTGCTGCCACAACATCTTCACGCGCCTCCCGGTGGCAGCCAGCGCCGCCAGCGAGGCCGCGTAGGCCCCCGCCAGAACGGTGTCTCCGCCCTGGTCACGTTTGCCGAAGACCGAGGCATAGCCCTCGACCACCGCGCCCTCGACCGTCAGACCCGTCTCCGGCCGATGGAACTTCCGCTCCGGTGCACCGAAATCCTGCATGTCCTCACCTCACCGCGAAAAGGATGGTCTCCGCCGCCTGCGCCAGCAGAAAGGCCGCAAGCCCGTAAACCCCGACCCAGATGCGCTTCTCCAGCCGCTCCAGCCCCGCCTCGATCTGGCTCAGCCGGTATTCCAGCCCCGCCCACCGTTCCGTCTGCACCCGCTCGTTGGCATCGACCCGCGCCGCCGTCGCGTCGAAACTGTCGTACAGGAAGCGCGACCCGCCCTGCCCCCGTACCGTCATTCCGCCACCTGCGCCGGCAGACCCAGAAGGATGCGCCGCTCGGCATCGCTCAGGAAACCTGCCGCCGCGATCCGCGCCCAGGCCGCGTCGCGCTCGGCCGACAGCGCCGGAACCTGGTCGAGGTCCACCCGGAATTCCACCGCCTCGCCGGCAAAGGCACCCAGCCAGTGCGACAGGTCGGCCAGCACTTTCTGCGCCAGCGGGATGACCGTAAGCCGGTAGAACGCGCGGTGCGCCTCGGCATAGTTGGCGTAGGTTGCATCGCCGGGGACGCCCAGCAGCATCGGCGGCACGCCGAAGGCCATCGCAATCTCCCGCGCGGCGGCTTCCTTGGTCTTCTGGAACTCCATGTCACTGGGCGAGAACCCCATCGGCTTCCAGTCGAGCCCGCCTTCCAGCAGCATCGGCCGCCCGGCGTTGCGCGCCCCCTGGTGATGCGCCTCCATCTCGGCCACCAGCCGGTCGTATTGGTCCTGGCTCAGCGTCCCCTGCCCTTCCGCCTTGACCACGATGGCGCCCGAGGGCCGCGCGGCGTTGTCCAGAAGCGCCTTCGACCAGGCGCTGGCCGCGTTGTGGACATCGACCGCCGCCGCCGCTGCCTGCAGCGGCGACAGACCATAGTGATCGTCCAGCGGATGGAACGCCCGCAGATGGCAGACCGGCCGCACCGGGCCGGATACGTCGAACCGGTGCCTGCGGCTCCCGACCGTATAGTCATAGGCTATGGGCCAGCCGTCGATCCCCGGCACCAGCGCCATCCGGTCCGAACGCAGCACATGCAGCTCCCCGGGCACCGGACCCGCACCCGGCACGGCCTCGACATAGGCGTTCCCGGTCAGCAGCAGGTAGCCATAGAGCGCTTCCAGCAGCTCCGCCCGGCCCTGCGCCGGGTTCGGCCGCGCCAGCAGCGACAAGAGCGGATGCACCTCGTAACGCCGCGCCGCATCCTGCAGCACCAGCGGCAGCGCCGCCGCCGCCTCGGCGATCAGGTTCACCGCGCGGAACGCGACCGGGTTGCCCTGATAGCCCGACTTCACCAGCGACACCGTGTCGCGCGGCGACCAGGCCACCCGGCCGGAGGAACCCCAGGCCACCACCCGTCCCGCGGCCGAGGCCTTTACCTCTGTCACCGGCGCCGTTCTACGCCGCAGAAAATCGAACACCATCGCCTGTCCCCTGCCCATGTCCCATCGCCCCGCGCGCCGCAGGGATCGTCAGCGTCGCGCCCGCGCGGAGCGCGCGCTTCAGACCGCCCGCACCCGCGGGTTGCGCACCAGCCCTGCCGGCCCCACGATCAGCTCCGTCAGCGCCCAGACCAGCGCATCCAGCCGGTCGGGCGAGCCGCGCCCGCTCCAGCCCTGCACCGTCATCTGCGCCATCTGGTCCTCCAGCGCCCCCAGGCCCGGCGCGTGCTGGACGCGCCCCTGCTCGTAGAGCGCCGCCACCGGCTCCGCCCGGACATGCTTGCCGCGCGTCGCATTCACCAGGCGCAACGGGCACAAGGGATCGACGGCGCGGATCACGCTCGACACCATCGCCCCGCCCATGTTGGCCTCGGCAACAAGACGGTCCGCCCCGTGCCGGTCCATCGCCGCAATCGCGGCGCGCGCCCAAGCCTCGGGACTCACCCCTTGCACCGTCGCATCCTCCAGAACCACCGCGCGCCAGTCCTGCGGGGGCCCGCGAAGGTCCGCGCCCACGACGACGATCCCGCAGGCATCCGATTGCGCCTTGGTCCCGCCCGGCGGGTCCACGGCGACGACGACCCGCGTCGGCGCCACCGCCGGCACCTCCCGCGCCCCGGCGATCATCGCCCCCGACCACAGCGCGCCCGCCACGTCCTCGACCAGCTCGCCGTCCAGTTCCTGCCGCCCGGTCCGCGTGTCGCCGTATCGGCCATAGATCTCGGCCAGGAAACTCTCCGCCAGATAGGCGCGGTTGGCCTCCGTCGGCGCGTGGGTCAGCACCGTCGAGGGCAGCTTCAGGATCGATTTCAGCACCCGCACGTTGCGCGGGGTCGTGGTCACCACCTGCCGCGGATGCCGGCCCAGCCGCAGCGCGAACTGAAGCTGATCCCAGGCCTCCTCCGCCTTCTTCCACTTGGCAAGCTCGTCGACCCAGGCCGCATCGAACTGCGGCCCCCGCAGCGCGTCCGGCTCGTGGCCCGAAAAGACCTGTGCCACCGCCCCGTTCGGCCAGACGAGCCGTTTGCGCGCCGCCTCCCAGACCGGCCGCCGGTCGGGGGGAGAGCAGGCAAGGATGCCGCTCTCCCCCATCACCATCACTTCGCGCGCCTGTTCGATGGTCTCACCCACCAGCGCCACCCTTTGCGACCGGCCGGGTGCCGCCGGCGTCGGCCCCTCGACCTCCGACCGCACCCATTCCGCCCCGGCGCGGGTCTTGCCCGCGCCGCGGCCGCCCATGATCACCCAGGTCCGCCATGCGCCCTCCGGCGGAAGCTGGTGCGGCAGCGCCCAGAACTCGAAGAGCCAGGGCAGGGACAGAAGCGCGTTCTCCGACAGCCCGGAGAGGAACGCATCAATGTCCTGCGGCGCCGCGCAGGCAAGCCAGCCTGCGCCCGATCTCGTCGCGCGCAGCATGGATGTCGAGTACGCGGTCGGCGACCACGCCGGTTGAGTGTTTGACGAGCTTGTCAAAGCGCCCTCTCTCTTCCTGAACAAGCTGGAACGCGGCATGGAGGTCCCTGACCGTCTGCACGACCGTCCTGATCTCCCCGAACCGCCCCTCTCGCATCTCCACCGGTCCGCGGGTCGCCGGTTCGGCTGCGTCCCCGCCGTGCTCCTCCCGCTCCCCCGGCGGACCAGCCGGCAGGCCTTCGTCGTCCCAAACCGTTTCCGTCAT